TAATGGCAATAAACGACCATCCATCTGATTATGATCAATTCGCAAAACATGGACATACAGGTAAATGGCATTCTGTAACAACTGTCCAGAATGCAACTGGTAGTTTTACTGGTTCCGATTACGGAGCTGGTGGTATAATTGTAGCTGAATCTTCAACAACAGGCCACGTACATCTAACTCAAGGTGGTACAATTGATTTATCTAAACTTACAGTAGGTACTGTATATGAGTTTAGTATAAAAGAAGTAGCTAACAATAATAAAGTAACATATGTCCTTAAAAGAAATCCGAAATTATAATGAAATGGTTGATAGGACTTTTTCTATTAACGGGTTTATTAGGACAGGTAACTTTAAGTGAAGAAGATGCGATAAACCTAACAAAGAATATACAAGATTTACAAGCTAAAACAGATAGCTTAAATAAAATTGTAATTCTACAAAATGACCTTATATTTACATATAAGGCTACGATTAGTCAAGACGATACTACTAAAAAATATTTAAATGAGACTATTGAAAGTTTAAAGAAAGAAAATAATTTATTGGAAAAAAAAACTAAGTTGGTTAAACCATCTTGGTATGAGAATAAATGGTTATATTTTACATATGGAGCGATTTTATCTTACGCGATAACATCTACAATTAATTCTATAACTAATATTTTATAATGGCATCAGGTAAAAAACAATTAAAACAAGCAATTCGCACAGAATTTTTAAAATGTGCGCAGGATCCTGTATATTTTTTGAGAAAATATTGTGTGATACAACATCCTCAAAAGGGTAAAATTAAATTTAATTTATATGACTATCAAGAAGATACCATTAGAGAGTTTGTAGAAAATGAATATAATATTATTCTGAAGGCACGTCAGTTAGGTATATCAACTTTAACTGCAGGATATGCACTTTGGTTGATGACTTTTTATAATGATAAAAATATCTTGGTTATTGCTACAAAACAAGAAGTTGCGAAAAATTTGGTTACAAAAGTTCGTGTGATGCATGCTAATTTACCAACTTGGTTGACTCAAAATTGTGTAGAAGATAATAAATTAAGTTTACGATATAGTAATGGTTCACAAGTAAAGGCAGTTGCTAGTTCTGATGAAGCAGGTAGGTCAGAAGCCCTATCTTTATTAATACTTGATGAGGCAGCATTTATTGATAAAATTGATAGTATATGGACTGCGGCATCCCAGACATTAGCATTAGGTGGAAGATGTATAGCACTATCCACACCAAATGGTGTTGGTAATTGGTTTCATCAAACTTGGGTTGGAGCGGAAGATAAATTAAATAGTTGGAATACTATAAAATTACATTGGACTGTACATCCAGAAAGAGATATGGAATGGAGAACCAGTCAAGATAAATTATTAGGGCCTTCAAATGCAGCTCAAGAATGTGATTGTGACTTCATCACTTCTGGTCAAAGTGTAGTTGATGGTGTAATTTTAGAAGAATATAGAACTAATATTTGTAAAGAACCTATCGAAAAACGTGGTATTGATAGTAATTTATGGGTATGGGAGCCACCAAATTATACAAAAGATTATGTAGTGAGTGCTGACGTTAGTAGAGGAGATGGAACAGACTATTCTGCGTTTCATGTAATGGAAGTAGAAGAATGTAAACAAGTTGCAGAGTATAAAGGTAGAATGTCTACAAGAGATTTTGGAAATTTGGTTGTTAATATCGCGAAAGAGTATAATGACGCTTTATTAGTTATTGAGAATAACAATATTGGTTGGGCCGCTATTCAACAAGCGATAGATAGGGATTATGATAATTTATTTTATATGAGTAAAGATTTACAATATGTAGATACACAAAAACAAATGACAAATAAATTATATAGAGAATCTAAGCAAATGGTACCTGGATTTACAATGTCTATGAAGACAAGACCATTAGTGGTATCAAAATTAGAAGAATTTTTTAGAGAAAGAGCAGTAACAGTACAATCAACGAGGCTAATTGATGAGTTGTTTGTATTTATATATAACGGACAAAGAGCAGAGGCAATGACTGGATACAATGATGATCTAGTTATATCTTTTGGTATAGCTCTTTGGATAAGAGAAACAGCTTTAAGGTTAAGGTCTGAGGGGATAGAGTTGTCTAAAAAGGCAATTAATTCCATAGATATGAATCCTGGTGTATATTCAAGTAAAACTGAAAATGATAGTTGGACTTGGGACATTGGGAAAGGTAATAGAGAGGATTTAAGTTGGTTAGTAGAAAAACAATAAGAGGTAAAAATGGCTGATAAATCATTATTTGCAAGACTTGGTAGACTTTTTTCATCTAACGTTATTGTTAGAAACGTTGGTGGTAGAAGGTTAAAGATTGTAGATACAAGTAATAGTCAATATATGCCAAGACAAGCGTTGGTAGATAGATTTACAAGACTTCATAGTGGTCTGGGATATGGCGGTTATGGAGACATAGACTTAGTACGGTCTACACGTTTAGGGTTATTTAAAGATTATGAACAAATGGATTCCGATTCAATTATAGCATCGGCACTTGATGTTTATGCGGATGAATCTACAATGAAATCCGAATATGGTGATGTCTTAACCATATCTACAGAAAATAATAATATAAAAGAGATATTAAATAATTTATACTATGATGTATTGAACATAGAATTTAATCTATGGCCATGGGTACGTAATATGTGTAAGTATGGAGACTTTTTCTTGAATTTAAAAATTGATGAAAAGTATGGGATAACTAATGTAGTTCCATTACCAGTTTATGATGTATCAAGATTAGAAGGTTTAAACCCAGAGAATCCAGAGTATGTTAAATTTATGTTAGAATCATCTGGAAAAGATGGACAATCTGCACGTCATAGTCAGAGTGTAGTTAAAAAAGAATTTGAAAATTTTGAAATAGCACATTTTAGGTTATTAAGTGATTCCAATTTCTTACCTTATGGTAAAGGTATGATTGAAGGAGCTCGTAAAACATGGAAACAACTTTCATTAATGGAAGATGCTATGTTAATTCATAGAATTATGAGAGCACCTGAAAAGAGAATCTTTAAAATTGATATTGGTAATATTCCTCCAGGTGAGGTTGATAATTATATGAATCAAATCATTAATAAGATGAAAAAAGCACCAATTGTTGATGAAGCTACAGGTGATTATAATCTTAAATACAATATGCAAAATATTTCAGAAGATTTCTTCTTACCAGTTCGTGGTGGAGATAGTGGAACACAAATAGATACTGCTCCAGGATTAACTTACGAAGCAATTGAAGATATAGAATATTTAAAAAATAGAATGTTAGCAGCGTTGAGAGTTCCAAAAGCATTTTTAGGATTTGATGAAAATGTTGGTGAAAGAGCTACATTGGCCGCACAAGATGTAAGATTTGCAAGAACGATTGAAAGAATACAAAGAATAGTAGTTAGTGAGTTAACAAAGATTGGTATTGTTCATTTATACGCACAAGGATATACAGATTCGGAATTAGTTAATTTTGAATTGAATCTTACAAATCCATCTACAATTTATGAACAAGAAAAAGTTGCGTTGTGGAGTGAAAAAACTCAATTAGCATCTTCAATGTTATCAGATGGTATTGTTTCTACTGCGTGGATTTATGAAAATATTTTTAATTTTACGGATGATGAAATAAAAGAACTTGATAATGAGATAGTTTTTGATTTTAAACAGAAGTTCAGACGTTCACAAATAGAATCTGAGGGTAATGATCCTGCAAAAAGTGGTGAAGCGACAGGAACACCATCAGATATGGCAATGGGAAGAACTGGTCATGAATTAAATAATGAAGTTGGGCCTGAAGGTGGTTCACCTGAAGGTGGTTGGAATGGTGCTGGTAGACCAGTAGAACCTGCCCATTACGCGAAAGATAAACATGCAAGAGGTCGTGATCCATTAGGAAGTCATAAAATGAAGCGAGATGCATCATCTGATCCTAAATTGGGAAGAAATTTAGCTCTCGCGCATGTTGAAAAGTTAAAAGGAACACTAATAAAAGAAAAAGATTATAAATTATTAAACGAATCTGAAAAAATACAGGAAGAATATGATGAAGAAGTTAAACCTAAAGTTTAATGAATTTTTTCATAGTTTTATATTTATTAGTGATAGAATACATATACATTGGAGTGATTTATGTCTAAAAAAATAAAACACACTAAAATTAAAAATACAGGTGTGCTATTTGAAGTGCTGACTCGTCAAGTCACCGCCGATATAATAGAAAATAGAGATTCAAAATCTATTAATTTAATAAAAAAATATTTTAATAAAACAACTAATTTGGGACAAGAATTAGATTTATATAATATATTGGTAAATGAAAGTTATAAAAGTTCACATAATGCAGATAGACTTGTTGAAGCAGTAGTTAAATCTCGACAAAAATTGTCAACTGCTAGTTTAAGACGAGAAAAATATAATCTTATTAAAGAATTAAAGGATAAGTATGACGTAAATAAACTATTTGCTACTCGTATCCCAAATTATAAAAAATTAGCATCAATCTATAAAATTTTTGAACATGAAAGTACAGAAAAATCACTTAGACCAGATGAATATGTTAATGTTCGTTCTTATTTAACAGAAAGTATATGTGCTGAAAAAGTAGGTAGGACGGAACAACAACCTGCTGTTGTAGCAGAAGATAAAGAAATTAGATTATTGGCTTATTCACTTATGGTGGAAAAATTTAATAAGAAATATTCTAATTTGACTGAAAAACAGAAGATGATACTAAAGAAATATATTAATAATATTTCTAATACGAGTAATTTACACGAATATGTTTCTGAAGAGGTTATGGGAATTAAAGCAGAATTGACTAAACTTTTACCAGAAGTAACTGATAAAATAACTAAAATAAAACTATCAGAAGTAATAAAACAGTTAGATGCAATGACTGTAGGTAAGAAAAGAATAAGTGAAAAGGCACTTATTGCTTTAATGAGATACTATGAGCTAATTGAGGAATTAAAAGATGTCAGCAAACGACAATCTAAGACAATTAATTCGTAAATATATTAAGGAAGTCCTCAAAGAACTGGAAGAAACATCTTTTAGTAGTGGAGCGGGAGCCTATAATACACCTTTTGCTTTTAGTGGGGGTAGAGACAAGGATAAAAAGAAAAAGAAGAACGTATCAACTAATTCTACAGGATATAAAATAGTAGAAGCGGCTAAGGCAAGAAAAGTAGTACTTGAAGTACCAAAAAATATTTATGGTGGGATGAGAGCAGTTTTTAATAGTAAAAAAGCAGCACTATCTTATATGGAAGATAATATACCATCTGAGGCGTGGAAACACGTTAAAATTAGATCACAAATGGTACCAGTACGAGAATCCATAAATGAAAAGTTTGACCAAAGAAAATTAGACAAACATCTTCTAAAGGCGATCAATTATCTAAAACAAGCAAGATATTTTGCTAAGCAAAAACAACCAGGTGCTGTTTGGGATAGAGTAGGTGATGCTAAGTTTGAATTAGATTATCATGCTAAAAAATATTATGAATCCGTAAATGAAGCTGGAATGGGTATTTTAGATTCAGACCAAGCAGATATATTACAAGGTATAGTATTAAAAAATAAAAATAAAAATACAAAAGCTATTTTAAATCTTGCTTTAAGGAGTGGACATTTTAAAGGAGTTGATAAAAAAGAATTATTAGGATATATTGATGGGGCAAGACAATTTGTTAAATATATGAAAAGTCATCCAATGGAATCAGTAAATGAGGGTAAATATCACGCTTGGAGAAATGATGAGTCATTAACACCAAAACAAAAAATTGGTAGGTCTATGAGAGAGATTAGAGACCATCTTACTGAAATTGATAAATTGACTAAAATGAATGTTAGATTGAAGAGGGAAATGGGTGTGGATTCCAGAGATTATTGGAAGAATACACATAAGGCTTTATCTAAAATTAGTGAAAGATTAGTTAAACTTGCAAAACGAGTTGGTGAGATTTACTAATGATAAAATTAAAAAGTATTTTATTTACAGAAGATGTGAAGGATGTACTTAAATCTAAAAAAATTAAAAGACAAGTTCAAAATGCGGAGAGTAGATTGAGATTACATATGTATGAATTAGCGGATAGGATGAGTGCAGATCTACAGAATAGAAAGTTAGCAGATAAATTAATAAGTTCATATCAGAAAAATGTAACTAAATTTATGAGAGATATGATGTCAATTGTGAAAAAGGTAAAATAATATGAGACAATTAATAGTAGATTATTTGCCATTTGAAATAGAGCCTAATCAAATTAATGAATCCATGAAGGATAATGATGGAAGATTAATTGTTAGAGGTGTTCTTCAAAGAGCAGAGTCTAAAAATCAAAATGGTAGAGTTTATCCTAAAGAAGTATTGATGCGTGAAGCAAAAAAATATACAGATACTTTTATTAAAGAACAAAGAGCTATGGGTGAATTAGACCATCCAGATAGTTCAGTAGTGAATTTACAAAATGTATCTCATAATGTAAAAGAAATGCATTGGAATGATGATGATTTGGTTGGAACAATTGAAGTACTGGGTACACCTGCGGGAAATATTCTTAAAGAATTATTTAAATCAGATATCAAACTTGGTATTAGTTCTCGTGGTATGGGTTCAGTAGAAACCGTTAAGGAAGCAGGAGAAGGAGAAGCTCAAGAGGTACAACCTGATTTTGAACTTATTGCTTTTGATTTTGTTTCAAATCCTTCTACTCATGGTGCTTTTATGTATCCTATGAATGAATCAGTAGATAAAACACAAAGTAGAACTTGTGGGGATTATTGTCGAGCAGAAGATATAATTAACTCTATAATGAGGGGAGAATAATGAGTCAATCCGCATACAAATACATTGTAGAGAATCTTTTAATAGAAGAAGAGCGTTTTCAAGCTAAATCTAAGAAAACAGGTAAAGTAATTACTTATAAATCTAAAGAAGCAAGAGATGCGGCTATTAAAAAGGGTGAAGCGGAGAAATTTGATTCAGAAAAACCAGATGCGGATTCTGAATTTGGAAAAGATTATGTGAGTAAATTTCAAGGAACTGATGAACCTTCTGATGAGTATGAGAGAGATTTTGATGACCCACCATTTGGAGGGGATACTGGAGTAGATGCTGATTTTGGTATGGATGATACAAGAGGAAATCCTGATGATGCATGGGATGATGA